CATTAACACTGGTTTATGACAGCATCGGCATGGCAAAGATTGTCGCTGATTATGGCGATGACCTGCCGAGAGCAGAAGCAGTTGGAACAACCATCGCTTCCAAAGTGTACACTGTCGGTGATTCCTATGGTTACAATTACGTTGAACTGGAACACGCCCGCATGGCGAACGTGAATTTGGAAGCCCGCAAAGCACTGTCTGCCCGCAGAGGTGTTGACCTGAAGCTGAACAGCATCGCTTGGTTCGGTGATGCTGAACACGGCATCACTGGGTTCATCAACAACCCCAACATTGCAACTGTAACCATTCCTGCTGATGGCACTGGTTCTTCTGCCCTGTTTGTGGACAAAACCCCTGATCAGATTATTCGTGACATGAATGCCATCATCAACGAAGTAAGCAACAACACCAATGGTGTCGAAATGCCTGACACTGTGCTGATGGCTCCTGCGGTGTATGACTTACTGGAAAGCACCCCGAAATCCCAGTACAGTGACCGCACCATCTTGGAGTTCCTGCGTGGAGCACATCCTGAAGTTACTCGGTGGATGAAAATCGGTGAACTGAAGGATGCGGGCACTGGTGGCACTGACATGGTCATTGCAGGTGTGTTCCGTCCTGAATACATTCGGCAGGAAAATCCTGTTCGGTTTGAACAACTGCCTGTGCAGTATCGCAATTTGGAATACGTTGTTCCGTGTGTTTCCCGCACTTTAGGTGTCACCATCAACGTGCCGATTTGCTTCGCATCCGCTTACGGAATGTAATTTGTTAGGAGGACACACAATGAAAGTTTTAAACACCAAAGCAAGGGTGATTTCGGCAGGAAGCGTTCGCTTTATTCCTGCGATCCCGACTGAATGCGACATCAAAAAGATTGCGAAGTTATATCCTGCCATTCAGGGTATGTTGGACAGTGGCGAACTGAAAGTGATTTCGGAAGCCGAAGCAGTGAAGGCTGAAGAAGATTTTGAAGTGAAAACTGTTGCCATGCTTCGCAAGATCGCAAGCAAGAAGGGCATTGATACCAAAGGAATGAAGAAGGACGAAATCATCAAGGCATTAAAAGAGGTTTAATCATGGATGATGTATTGAAAGTTTTTCGTGTCATTGCACCTGAATTCGCAGAAATGACCGATGAAGAAGTGACAGAAATGCTTGAGTTATTTGCCCCGATGGTCAGCAAAAATACTTTCGGAACAAAATACAACCTTGCAATGGCATACTTTGTCGCACACATCATTGCACTGAATAACGTATATACCACCACCGCAGGGGCATCCAGTGATGCTTCTGTGGCAGGGGTGAAGCGTGAAAAAGAAGGGGATTTGGAACGTGAGTATGCAATCCCCGATGCATCCGATTATATGTCGCTATTGTACAAAACGTACTATGGCAGGATGTATTTGCAGATCATGAAACTGTGTGCAATCGGCATCAAAACGAGGTTCGGCTGATGGAAGTGATTGACAAAGACCTTGGATGGAAAGACATCATGGGCAAATGTCGAAAACTGAACGGAAGACAAATCAAGGCGGGAGTGTTGGAAGGTGCAGGACATTACAAAAATGGTGTGAGTGTGGCAGAGGTTGCCACATACAACCATTACGGCACTGAACACATTCCTGCCCGACCTTTTATCGCAATAGCCACGGATGAAAACAAAGGATTCCAATCAGAAATTGCCGAGGAAATCGGGAAGATGATGGATTCCCCTGCAAACAGCGTGAACAATGCACTGCACTCTGTTGGCATAGTGATGAAGGGAAAAATCAAGGGTGTGATTGGCACAGGAAAACTGAAAGCGAATCGTCCAAGAACTGTCAAAATCAAGGGTCATGATATGCCTTTAATCGGTTTGACCTATAAACTGATGGGCAGTATTGATTATGAGGTGAAGTGATGTTTTTTAATCGAAGTGTGCAAATCCTGCGGTCAGCATCAGGGTCTTATGACGATGATGGGAACTGGCAGGAGGGTGTACAACAGACACTGGATGTGGTTGCGAATGTGCAACCCCTAAACGCAAGAGAAAACGAGCAATACACACAAATACTGGCAGGAGGAAACCGCACCATTTCACTGGTGAAGGTGTACACGAATGCCATATTGTTGACGGATGCCCAAATGACAGGGCAGAAGGCTGATGTTCTTTTGTGGTTGGGGAAGCGTTACAAGATCGCAATGCAGGAAGAATGGCAATCAAACATCATTTCCCATTTTCGTTATATAGGGGTGGAGGTGGTGCAGGATGAATTCGACAGCTAAAAAGTTTGTACACGATTTGATTGTCGAAGGACTGAACCTGCCAAAATCCAAAGTGATATGGTATTATCCGAACGCACCAAGACCTGCGAAACCATATGCCACACTGGAATGTTTTGCGGAAGTGGGTGAAGCACAGGAAGACATCGTGAAAACACCCACAACAGGGATTTATAACTTTGTAGTTCCTGTTTCTGCGACATTGCGGGTGCAGTTGTATGGCAACCAAGGTGACGATGTTTGTGAGCAATTGAACGTACTTGCAAGGAGGATGGAAACAGACACCTTTGCTGACAAATGCTTCGCAAACAAGGTGGCATTCTACAATGCCGAATCGGTGCAGGATTTAACAGAAGTAATGGAACAATCGGTGGATGTTCGTGCATCCATCGATTTCTTTTTGCGTACAAACAGTGAAATTCTTGACGATTTGTCTGTCATTGAACAGGTGGAAGTGAAAGAAAACATCAAGATTGATGAATCCGACATCCTAACAAGACAGTACACAATCGCAGTTGAATCGAATGGAGGTAAATGAACATGGCGAACATCGACAGAATCGTGTCGGTTCAGATCGCTTTGAACACCGCAGGAATCAGCAAGGAAGGTTTTTCCACTTTGTTGATTGTGGGTGAATCTACCAATGCACTTGCGAGGGTGTCCACCTACACATCCAGTGTTCAGATGACGGAAGACGGATATGCAGAAACTGATCCGTTATATCAGATGGCTGTGGATTTCTTCTCACAGATTCCGCATCCGAATGTTTTGAAAGTTGGTCGCAGACAGGTTGACACAGTTCAGATCACCACGAAGAATGTGCTTGCTGAAGGTGGCATCTATACATTATCGGTGACCAGTGCTGATGCAACCAATACTTATACTTACGAAGTGCAGAATGGTGATGGTTCTGCTGAAATCCTCGGTGGACTTGAAACCGCAATGGCAAGTGACCCTGTTGTCACAGCAGTGTACGCAGACGATGCACTGACCCTGACCAATCAGGTTGCGGGAACTGCGTTCGTGATAAAAACGGACAAGAACCTGACCAAAACGAATGGTGCTTCGTCCGAAACCATCGCAGAAACCATGACTGCTTGCATGGCATATGATTCCGACTTTTACGGAATTGCACTGACCAGTCGGGCAGATGCTGACATTTTAAGCATGGCACAGTGGGCAGAAGCAAATGAAAAACTGTATGGCACTTGTGTGAGTGGTGCTGATGTCCTTGATGGGGCAGACAACACCGACATCGCATCCCAGTTGATGCTGAACAACTATTACAGAACCTTCTGCTTCTATCACGAAGACACCGCAGATTTCCCCGAAGTTGCAGTGATGAGCAGATGCTTTACGGCTGTGGCAGGTTCGGAAACGTGGGCATTGAAGCGGTTGGCAGGTGTCAAAGTTGACCCGCTGACCGAAACACAGTTCAATGTGCTGAAAGCAAAGAATGTGAACACCTTTGAAAGATTCCGTAACTTATCCCTAACGCAGACTGGAAAAGTTTCCGCAGGTGAATGGATTGATGTCATCCGTTTCAGGGATTGGTTAGCGGAAGAAATCAAGGTGAACGTGCTGAACGTGTTGGTGAACAACGAAAAAGTTCCGTACACTGATGCAGGAATTGCAATCGTGGAAGGTGCAATCCGTCAGTCACTCCGTCAGGGTCAGGTCAATGGTGGCATTGCTCCCGTAGAATATGACGAAGATGGAAACAAGAACCTTGGATATACTGTGGAAGTTCCGCTTGCAAGCAACATTTCCGCAAATCAGAAAGCAAGTCGCATTCTGACCGATGTGAAATTCACCGCACGTTTGAGTGGTGCAATCCATGTTGTCGAAATTCGTGGTCAGTTGACTTACGAAAACCTGCTTGTGGGGGGTGAATAAGCATGAAAACATATGATCCGAAGAAAGTGCTTGTCATTTTTGGTGCTCGGCAACTGAAGGGCATGGCAGAAGATTCCATTGTCAGCATCGCACCGCAGGGTGAAGGTTTACAGACTTTTGTGGGTGCTGATGGTGAAGTGGCACGTTCCCTTGACCCGAATGCCACCTTTGAAGTGACAGTTTCCCTGTCCACTGCAAGCACAAGCAATGAGTATTTATCCAATATGTACAATTATGATCGTGAAACTGGCAACGGCATCGCTCCGCTGATGGTCAAAGATTTGGCAGGTGCTACGTTATTCAGTGCCCCCGAAGCTTGGGTTGCCAATTTCCCCGAAGCATCGAAGGGTCGCACCATTGACACGCAGGAGTGGGTGTTCCATACTGGTCAGGTTGAGGATGCGGTCATCGGTGGTCTGAACTGATGTTAATGGAGGACACACATGGACAGATTTAACCGAAAAAATTTTCAACTGGGTGAGGATGTTTTCTTCATCCAGTTGATTCCCCCAAAAGAAAGTTTAAAAGCATGGACGGAAGTACAGAAAGTTCTTTTACCTGCATTATCAGGGGCAATGGAAGGGATGAACATCAAGTCTGCTGATGAAACTGAACATTGGGTGAACGTGGTTGCATCCGCTTTTCAGACCCTTCCCTACACACTGGATGCCGACAAGGTCGAAAAACTGTATTCCTATCTGCTGAATCCCGAATATATTGCGGTGCAGAGGAAGGAAGACAAGACACCGATCAGGATGACGGAAGATGTGATTGACGAAATCTTCACTGGTCGCACGTTTGACCTGTTCTTTTTAATGGCAAAAGTTGTGCAGGTCAATTACTTGGATTTTTCTATGCTCTCCAGTCTGCCGATTGGATTCCGCAAAAACGCAGAGGAAACCAAACAAAAAATTATGGCAAGTTTGGGGAGCATTTCAAAC